AACACCGCCACTCAAATCCTCATGCTCCTTTGGTGCAGACACCTCCTCCAGATTCTCCGTCTCCCACGCCGGCACTCCCCAATCACTCAGCGGAAGGTCGTCCCACTCGTTGGCGAGCATATCGTAATCCCACGATCCGAACGCTCCGTTGTCCTTGATGACGATTTCGCGGAGCTTCTCCATCGGTGTGTCCTCCGGCAGCACATAACAAGGCGCGTCAACCGCGTTCATCTCGCGCAGCGCACTGAAGCGCATATTACCGCCGAGGATGATGTACTTGCCCTCATACGGCCACACTATCAGCCCGCGAGCCTCCAACAGCTCCGGAGTCTCCCTGATGCTCTTGACGAGGTTGTCGAGCTCGCCTCTCCCCCACTGCCTCGGATTGCTCGGCAGCCCTGCGACCTGTCCCTTGTTCTGCTCAAGGTCGGTCAGTCTAATTCTCGTTATTTCCATTGTTCTTGATATTGATGTATAACCTTACTCTTGCCTCTAAGTCCGCGCGGATGGACTTGCCCCTCTGCGCTCTAAGAAGGGTATCGTACTTGATGCGCGTACCCTTCGCCAGTTCGTAGACGCTTATCCCGCAGTTGCGGATGAGAGCCGCGAAGGCGTCCAGCCTCGCCTGCTCGTTGCGGATGTACTCCGCCTCACTTACCTGTACCATATCCTTCTATGCTTTGAATTTACCTTCTGCTTTTCAACGGGCGTGCCATTACAACTCCACGCCAAAATACTCCTCCAAATACGCCTTGGTGTCTAACTGCTCCCCCCAGAGGTCTACCGACGTCTTGGTCTCATATTCGTCATACGAATCGCAGAACAAGTTATGGAACACAAGGTTGTATTCGTTGTCGGAAAAATTTTTTTTGCTTGAACAATCCGGGTGCATATCAAGGAACACGCGGACCGACTTGACGAGGCGTTTCAGCAGTTTCGGGTACTTTTTATAGTCTGCCTTACCGTTATCGCTCTGCATAGGGCAGCCAATGCAGCCGAGCCTTCTCTCCGCGTGGAACACTCCCTGCTCGTCATAATAAAGCGGGTGGCACTGCACGCCTCGCTCGGCCACAAACCTCGCCACATCTTCGTCCGTCCAATCCAGCAGAGGCAGGTACACCTTGACCTTGTTATTCTTGTCATACACGCGGCAAATCTCCGGCTCTTTGTACCTCTCCTCTCTTGCCTTGCTCTCGCTTCGCCTTATGCCTTGCACCGCCCTGTCAAGCACCTTGTACTCCTTCAGCACCTCGCAGCAGAATCTCGCCCTTCTTGTCGGTATACCTTTCCTTTCCACAAGACTGAAGAATGACTCTTTCGGCGGCAGTATCTCCACACCCTTCTCCTTGCAGTGCTGAATAGTTCCCGGCGGGTCTATCGTCGTGTTCTTGTAAATAGCGCGGAACTCAATACCCGCCATCTTTGCCAGCTCAAGGATAACGTCCGAATCCTTGCCGCCGCTGTACGATACCTCTATCGGGCCGTCCTTCGGTATTGACTGGAGCAGCCTCACCGCCCTCGCCACCTTCTTGCTATACTCGTCCATGTCGTGTTATCCTTATCGGCAGCCCTGCGTAATCCCACGCCAGCAGGGCCGCGTCACGTTCCTCCTGATTGGTGCGCCCTTGAATAGGCATGAACGCCTTGATCTCCTCGTCGGTTATCTTGCCGTCCTTGCCCTTCCATATCTTCTTCAGCGGGAGTTTCTCCACGACCTCAAGGCCGTAGAACTGGGCGCACTCCACAATCTTGCGGCCCACCTCGTGACACCTTCCTGCGTCCTTTCCCTTGCGCGCTGCGGTGCGTATGCTGTCGCCTCGTCCTGTGTGCCAGTTGGTGGATATCTTCCAGCTCGCCTCCACTACCACGACACACGATGACGCCATCGTGGTGCAGAGCCTTAGATACTCAATCAGCTCAGGGAACGAGAAGGCGAACACCTCCACGCTCCCCTTGCTGTTCACCAAACCGACGCCGGACTTGCTCACGTCCGGGTCGATGCCGATTACTATGTCTGCCTTGCTTGTTCTCATATATCTTCCTCCCGACTGCTTCCCGCTTGCTCTTGCAGATACTCCTTTGGGAAATACCCTTCCTTGATTTCGTGTTCAATCCTATCTATCAGCACATCATACAAATCTGCTTCAACACGAACAAGCAGGCACTTTCTTTTTGCCGTAAGCATACTCATTAATCGGTGCAGACTCCAAGCAGGGATAGTTATGCCTGTGTCTTGATAATCTTCTTCTTCAAGGAATCGTATTTCCCCATCAAGACAACATATCTCTATATCCGCAGTCTCCTTCTTGAGACCTAATGCCAAGAGGCGTTCTGACTGCTCCCTCGTTGTGCATATCTGTGAATTAAATGTCTTCATACTTGCTAATCGTTATCCGGTAAATTCAATGTTTCATTAAGGTTTGTGCAGACCCATGTGTGCAGTTTCAGCACTGCGACAAAGAGCTTCATTATCACCCATTGCAGCGGGGTCACCAGTATGTACAGCAGCAGGAATATCGGTCCTGTCAATAACTGGCGCGGTGTCATCTTCCTCATCGTCTTTCCTCCATTCTTTTAAGTTCTAACTTGGTGTTTTTATCTTTTTTTTAAATTCCGTCGCAGGGCTGGCGTGCTGGCCCTTCTTGAACCTCGTGGCGCATTCCACCTTCTTCAACGCCTCGCTCTGCCGTTCCCTTATCTTGTCCTTCTTCAGTTCGTGGAAGTTATCCCGTTTCTTCAGCCCCAGTTCCCTCGCCTTGCGTGTCAGCGTCCGGATGCTTATTCCCAGCCACTTGGCAAGCGCGTCGTTGAACATGATGGGGAAGAAGTCGGTCAGCAGCTTCAGCTTCTGCGGCGTCCACTCAATCAGCTTGTTGCCCATCTTCTTCTTCAGTCCAAGATTGTAGGCCTTCGTGATCACCGCCCCGTAGGTGCGTCCGAGTCTCCTCGCAAGCTCGGCGTTTGTCATCCCGTCGTAGTTGCTCCGAAGGAAGTCAAGATCCTTCCATGTCCACTCTTCCCCTCTCATACGCGTGTTTCCTTCGTTTCTGCGGGCTTGTATGCCTTGCCCCAATGCCTGTAATCGTTCGGCGTGAAGATGCCGTAATGATGGCGTTTCTCGTAGAAGTCCACGATGTCCGCCTCTGCCCTCTCGTCACCCCAGCTCGTGTCCATGTGGTGGTAGAGGATGAGGTTCCACTTGCGTCCGTCCTCCTCGTGGGTGTCCCATGCCTCCACGTCGAACTCGCGCGTGCCATGTCCCGTCATCACCTGCATATGATCCTCCATGAACGTATGCTGGTAGGTGTCGCGTATCTTCTGGACTGCCCGCTTTATCTCATTGGCGGCACGCTTGCGGCTGAATCTCCAGTCTGCTTCCGCCTCCTTGTTGGCGAACTGCGTGTCAAAGTACTCAAGGCCCTGCATGAGGGCTGTCGCCTGAATGTACATTCCGGTCAGTATGAAGTTAAGGCGTTCCTCCTCCTTGCGGAGCCTCTCCTGCTTCTTGGCCTCCAGTTCTGCCGCGCGGTCCTCCGGCGTCATGAAGTGGCGGCACGCGTAGTTGATCGTCTTGACCGCCATGCGGTTCATCATGCAGTATCCCACGCTGTTGAACGCGCAGCCTCCGCAGGTATTCAGTTTTTTTGTCGTTGTCGTTGTCATCGTCTTACTTGGTTATATCACTTGTCTAAATCGGGTAGACTCGATTGCCTCAAATATTCTATACATCACCTGTGGAACAATCGCGTTGCCGTATGCCTTCAGCGACTCATTTCTCCACTTGGCGAAAGGAATGGCAAGGCTGTCCACATCAAAGGGAATCCCATCATTTCCTCGGTGAACAGGGGAGACAGTCGGAAACCCTTTCCATCGTTCTCCGGGCAGCATTCGTGCAATGCTTTCGCCACCGACTCTTCTATATTGCTCTTGTTCCTCGCCCCAAGCTCCGCTGTCAGTTCCACATCGTCCACCTTGTTGGCTCTCGGCGTGGGCAGCAGCTTCTTCGTCATTCTCTCCACCGCATCCGGCAAGGTCTCGCCGTATATGCAGCCGCTCTTCTCCCTCACTACATTCGGATTTGTCGTTCCCTTCCAGTCTCTCGCTGATGGTGTCGGCAGCATCTTCGCTATCACGACCTCCAAGTTGGGGAACCTCCTGTCCGACACCATCCCCTCCGTATCGAGTCTGGCCGCCATTGATGAGCAAGTCCTTGGAGTCGGCAGCAACGACACCATGCGCGGGTCGTACATCACTTGACTCTCCAAACTGCCGTATTTCGTCCCGTTCCTGTATCCGTTGCGCTCTGCTCTTGCCCTCATGTTCTCCGGACTCTCGCACGTCATCACCACAGTCGGAATCTGCAGCATTATAGGCAATGATGAAGACCCTGTCTCTTCGGTGCGGTGCTCCGACAGCACAAGCCGGAATAAGCACCGGCTGGACGGAATATCCCTTTGACTCAAGGTCTCGGCAGATTCGTTCGATGGTGAAGGTGTGTTCAGATCTGAATCTGTGAACTCCGTCACCCTCTTCGAATAGAGTTGCCGTGCCTCCCATGTCAGTGACCTCGCAGGACTCCACCATAGTGGTGATTCCAGCAACGTTCTCACCAATGACCCAAGTGGGCCTGACTTCGTCAATAACGCGGAGCATCTCCGGCCAGAGATAACGGTCGTCTGACTGCCCCCCCCTCTTGCCTGCATAGGAAAAAGGCTGGCATGGGAATCCTCCTGTAAGTACGTCAATCGTTCCCCTGTATCCTGTAAAATCGGTCTTCGTAATGTCTTCATAACTTGCTGAATTTGGAAACCAGTAGTCAAGGACGGCCCTTCCGAATGGGTTGATTTCGCAGTGGAACACGTTCTCCCATCCTAACATCGCCGCTGCAACCTCAGGGCCTCCTATACCGCTAAATAAACTCGCGTGTCTCATTTCCTTTTCTTGTCTTTGTCTCCTTGGTGTTGTTTGTATGCCTCCCCGAAGGGAGGCGGTTGTTGTTATTGTGCCAGACGGTAGCTCATCACCTTCTTGCCGCCCGGTGTAGTGTACCACTCCTTGACGATAGGATAGCCTTGGCGTATCAGTTCGCCCACCCTTGTCGCGAGCTTCATTGTGCCTGCTATGCTCAACGCCTTCAGCGGTGTCAGCACGTTACCCTGCTTCATGTACTCCAGTATCGCCTTCTGCTGAGTACGCTTGTCTGCCATTGTCATCATATCCGTATCCGTAAAAATGGAAGGTCCTGTTCGTCTGCTGCCGGTGCTGGAGCAGCTGCCGGCTGTGCGTTCATCGCGCTGTCAACCCCTGCGCCCATATCCACCACGTTCTCCGGCATTCCCGCCGCCTTGATGCTGTGCAGCTCCGCCTGTGTGAACCACGAGCGCACGCCGTCCTTGTTGGTGTATTCGCGTGACGCGAGATCCCATGCCACCTCCACCTTGTCGCCGAGGTTGAACGCCTGCACCGCGTCGATATTGCTTGTCATTACCTGAAACGCGAGCTTCTTGCTGTACTTGCCCAGCGCGACCTCAAGGACGAGCGTCATGCGCGCCCAAGCGTTTCCGTTCTGCGAAGTGCCGCCTGTCACCTCGCCCTTCTCATAAATCTTTCCTGTTGTGTAGTAATTCATAACGTTGTTTTTTCTTGATCATTAAAAGTATTTTTCTTGTGGTGTTGTAACTCCTCAAATCGGTTGCAGACTTGAGGAGTTTCTCAAGGTCGGCCACCATCACCGCCGTCTGCCTGTCAGTCAGTGTAACCATGCTCGCGCTTGTTCTGCTCGATCTCCTCGCGCATCTGCCTCTCCTCCTCTGCCCTCTTGCGCTGAAGCTCCTTGTAGAAGTCCCCGATCCTGCTGGTGTCCTCTGCGAGGCTGAACGCCTGTGTCGGGCCTCCGCACGTCCTCGGTGCTGCGTTATCCTTCTTCAACTGCCTTGCGCTCATCCACTCCTGATACTTGGCGTCGGTGTCGGCAAATACGCAGCCCTTCCACCCGTTCTCGATCGTCTTCTCCATCAGCTCGATGGCGAACGCCTCGTCGTACCGTCCCAGCTTGTTCAGCGTGAGCTGGAGTGCCTTCTGCGTCTTGCCCTTCCAGTTCTTCTCCTCGCATAACGCCTCCCATGTCTCGCGGAACTTATCGGAAGAAAAAGGAAGGGAAAGTGCGGGCTTGTCCTTACTCTTTGTTTTTTTAGATATATCTTTCTTCTCTTGAATATCTATATTATCTATGTGGGCGGTTTTTTCCGTGTCGGAAATTTTGCGTGTCGGAAATTCTCCGTCACGGAAATTTTCCGTATCGGAAAAATTAGTACACGGTAACGCCTTCAATATGTATTGCGTCGCTCCAAATCTACCGCCGTTATCCTGCTTGCCGATTTCCAACCAACCGGCGTCGCGCAGTTCGTATAGATACTTTCGCAAAGTGTCAACACTTACCCGCACCTCACGAGCCATCACTTCCTGCCAGAACTCCCAGCCTTCCGGCTTTGCTGCCATGTAGGCATACACGAAGCGAGCCTGCGCCGACAGCCCGCAGTCCTGTATGAGGTCGCGCGGTATCGGCTGGAATCTGCTCAGCCCTTTAAGTTCTGATTTGAAGTTCCCCATAACTAATCCTCCGCAAAAATCTTGGTGTCAGTGATCTGGTCGCGGTGCGCCTCAAGCCACTCGATGAACCTCTCGCATATCTGCGTCAGCGCGTGGCGCGACTGCTCGTGGCTGTATGTGTACACCTCCGGATAGATCGTGCCGCTCAGCACCGGGTTCGTCTTCGTGCCGCCCTTCCACATCACGACGTAGTAGATGAACGCCTGCACGCCCTTCACCTCGCCGCTCTCCACAAGGCAGAACGGATAGACATGACGCTGCCAACCCTTGCCGTACTTGCCGAACTCATAGCGGCCTGTCGTCTTGATGTCTACCACCACGTCCGCCACGATCTCGTCCGCGTAACCGTACAGTTCCACATCGCCGTACTTGGTCGGCAGGACCGCCTCGCACTTGTGCTGACTTATCGCGCCCTTCATGTCCTTTGCCACCTCCTTGCAGAGGTCAAGGTCGTAATGGAACTCAAACCCGTTCAAATTCGCGGTTATTACGCGATTTGCGCCCAGTTCACCGCTTCGGATATCCATACCCTCGTATTCGCATTTTCTGCCCGCTATAAGGCAGTCAATCGCCTCGTTGAAGCAAGTACCCTTATCGGCAGCCTCAATCGGCTCACGCGGCACGCGGTTGATCGCGTCAATGAGCTCGCGCTCCAGCCTGTCGGACATCTCGTCCGCAGTCTCCTTGTACTCGCCCTCCGCGTCAATGTTCCAGAACTCCTCGACGCCCTGCTCGACGTCAAGGAGTGACTGGAACTTGTCAAGGAGTGACGGATATATCCTGTACTTACTCATAGCACTTCTTCACCTTGTTGTACACCACCTTCAGCTCTGCGCCCTTCCTTGCCACCGCCTTCTGAGCGCGGAGCAGGCTGTCGTAGATATGCTCGTAACCGAACACCTCGCGCATCGCCTCGTTAAGGCTTGCCGCGTCCACAGCAGCGTCCACCTTGCCGGTGATCACGTCCAGCAGTGCCTCATACTCGGCTGTCTGCTCCTGACGCTTCTCCTGTGCCGCCTTGTACGACTTCACGATGTTTGCGAACGCCACGTTGCTCGTTCCATTGCCCTGCTCGTCTACCACCACCGGAATCTTGATCGCTGCCGGAAGGTTGCAGGTGTTCTTCGCGTAGTATTCCTCGTGAGGGTCAAAAGATATGACGCGATCCTTTCCGTATGCGCTCATATAACCGACGAGGTCCAGCTCTTTGATGAGGTCACCCTGTGACGAGCCGCCGATCTCCGGACGCTTGATGATTGTCTCGTTCCTCTTGTCCTCTCTCTCATGTGCGATGAACACCACGTTCTTGCCCATCATGGCGAGGCTCTTGATGAAGTTCACGAACATGGTCTTGCGGACTCCGTAGCCCTTCAGCGAGAGGCTGCCGTCACGCATTCCCATCTTCGGGTCGTTCTTGATGATGTAGGCCGACATGAAGTCCAGCATCTTGCCGACGGTGTCAATCACGATCGTCTTGACCTCCGGCATCTCCTCCGCTATCTCCTTGAGGGCTGCGTTGGTGTCCTCCCAGCTGGTCGGCTGGAGGGTCGGAACCTGATGCGCGCCGTTGATGCGCTGCACGCCGCCGTCGTAGTCGAACAGCACCGCGTCAGGTGCGCTCACTCCGAATGTGGTCTTGCCGATACCCGGCTGTCCGTAGATCAGAACCGAGAGCGTACCCTTTACGCTCAGTTCGCTTGGCTTCTTGATGAGTCCCATGTCTTACTCCTCCTCTGCTTTTGGTTCAACTTCCTGCTCCATGGCAGCCTCTGCCGCTGCCTTGGCGTCCAACGCTGCGATCATAACGTCACCGTACTCTGCCGGCTTTACGTCATCCACGATTACATACGCCGCTTCTGCAAGGCTCTTGAATGTCTCGCAGTCGCGCACGATAACATCCAGCTGTACGTTGCCGTTCCAGTTCTTTGCAACCTTCATCTCTGTGCGGACGTTCTCCGCGTTCTCGATAGCGCATCTTGCGATGGCTTCCATTGCCTCACCGAGGTCTTCTCTCTTGATGTACTTGTCCATCTTTACTTAGTGTTTGATTGTTTTTTTGGTCCGCCCCTGTGGCTTCCCTTTTGTGGCCGCGAGGGAGTCTCGAACTCCCCTGCCTTGCGTGATGTTCCTGATTTCATCCGCCAAGGTGCTCCTGCAGCGTTCCGGCCAGTGTGAGGGTCTTGCGACCCTCGTGTTAACCAAACCTAAATCAATTATGAGTGAATCTGACACTCGTGCGCCTCTCGGCGGACTTTGCGACCGGGTGGGCTGTCAGGCCGCCCCGGCCTATTTATGGAACTTTTCACCTGCTTCGCGCACCTCGCGGCGGGCTTGGTGGGCAGGTAGGAGGTCAGTCCGTCCTGCCCTTGTGGGAGTGTGCCGGCACTCCCTCTGACCGCATAACCAATTCTCAAAACCATATCCGCATCCGGCACTGCGGTATAGTGGGGCGGGCCGTTACCCCTTGCCTTAAAAGTCCTATTATTTTGGTTTATCCTTGGCCCTATATAACTCTCGAATACATCCCGTCGGCAGTCTTCCAAACCTCGCCAGCACCGTCGCACTTGCTGCAGTCCTCCGCGTCGCCCTTGACGTACCACTTGCGGCTTGCCCTTGCCTCCTCCTCGGTGTCCGGCAGCGCGATGAAGGTCTCCGGCGTCACGTCCACCTCCTTGCCTGTGCGGATGTCCACCGCGTAGCAGTTCATCAGTCCCGTTCCCCTGCACTTCATGCAGGTCACGCGCTCCCATTGTTCGCCGCATACCGGGCAGGACTGGGAGTGTGTCCCCATGCATACGCTACAGCTCATAACGGTCCTCCTCCTTGATCTCGTCCTGTACCGATCCCAGCAGGAAGATGAGCCCTGCGGTCATGAGGTGGTGGTATGCGCCAGCTGCGACGCTTGCGATTGCGAGGGCTGCGGCTGCCGCCCAGATGATGTTTCTTAAAGTCTTGCGTGTCATGTTACTTGGTGTTTAGAATGTTGCTTGTTTCTGCCGCTTCCTTGGTGCGCTGCGCCTCGATGTCCCTCACTTGGTAGGTTATCTTGCTGTTGGTCGCTGCGCCCCTTCTAACGCCCTTGACGCGTTCCTTCGCGGCTGCATCCACGAACCACTGGCCGTATATCTTGACCGCCTGCCTGTACGACACCTCGCCGCCCTTGCTCGCCTCGTAGGCGCGTATGCCCTGCGATACCGCGTCGGCTATTATGTCCTTCAGCGTCTGCTGTGTCAGTGTGATCGTCTCCATGGTCCGTTATGCGATTCTTGTTACTTTCGTTCCTACCCCCTTGTGGTAGTTTACCTTGAACACCTTGCCGGTGTCCCTCTTGAGCTTGCTGGCTGTGTGCCTGATGTATGAGTCCGGTGCCTCCTCCATCGTGAACATCACGCTGCCATGCTCTTGTAGGGCGTTCATCGTCCCTCTCACGTTCGTTACCTTCATATCCTTCTCCTGTTATGTGGGAGGGTGATGCCCTCCCTTGTTATTCTCCTAATGCGTGCATCTCCATCAGCAGGTCGCCCAGCCCTTCATACATTTCCTTGTACTTGTTGATCTTGTTCTTGATGCGTATCGCTTCCACGATCATAGCGTCGTATGCTTCCGTATGGACGAACTCAGGGTCCTTAGCGATGTATGCCGCGCGTATCTTTGTGTTATCATCGAGATAACCGTAAAGGTCTGCGATCTTACCTGTCAGCGTTGCGCGTACCTGATTGACGCTTTCTGTCTTGAGTGTGAATGTCTTTTCCATTGTGTTAATTCTTTAAAAAAATTGTTACTTTTGCCTGTGGTGTGTGTTTGTTTTTGCAAATATACATCAAAAAATGTATTCTGCAAAATTTTCAGTGTATTTTTCATTAAAAAATGTATTATGAACGGAAAAATCATTAAGGATGTGCTTGCAAAGCATGGCATAGCACAGGCAGAAATCGCTAAATTATTAGGCACTACACCAAATAACTTGAATAATATGCTCGCTAAGGATGACGTAAGAACTGGTCTTTTAGAGAGCATCGCCGAGGCAGCGCATCTACCAATCAGTGTATTTTATGGTGACGCATACACTATTACCGGCAGCAGCAACGCCACAGCGATCAACAACAGCACCGCCACCGCAGGGAACGATGAACGCCTGGTCACGCTCCTTGTCAATAAGGACGAGCAGCTCACGCTCGCGATGAAGCAGACCAGCAAGGCGCAGGACCAGATGGATAAGGCACAGCAGCAGATGGACCGCGTGCTTGATAAAATCTTGGGGAATAATGGGGATTAGCGCGTTCATGTTGCGTTCGTTTTGCTTTCCGGCACAATCCCACAACCATGCCAAGAAAACGGTGCAGAACGCCAAGAAACCGCCCTACGATGCACAATTAGTCAAAATCTAATATATTATGCACGACAACGAAAAAGAACCACTCTTTGAGGAGTGGCTCACTTACCGAAACAATTACGCGTTATGAAAAGATTGTTTACGATTGCCGCGTGCCTGATGTGCTGGATGTCGGCACACGCGCAGAGCTACAAGCCCCTTGAGAAGGTGGAAGTGCCTGACGAGTGGGCAAACAAAATTTACATTTCTAAACAGGAGAGTTTTTTCTCTGGAACTTATTACATGGCATCGCACCATATAGGCCAAAGATATATGACGGCAAACCTCAAGACTCCTGCATATTGCACGCTTGCTGTTCTGCGCGAAGATTCTCCGGTAACACAAGGCGTGACTGCCTGCTTCTCTGTCGGCGGCACAAAGTATTATCTTAAGGTGGCACTTGTAAGCGATAAGTCAATATGCTTTGATCTGCTGGAAGACCATATCCGCCATATAGCTGTGTCTGGGATTCAGTCTATCACCTACAAGAACAATGGTGAGACAATCCATGCCGAAGAATACAACCTCATTGAGCAGGAGCTTTGGCGCAGGACTGCCGAGGAACTGGGAAAGGCGGCATATATAATATACTAACAAAAAAAGGAGGGCGTCAACCCTCCTTTTTGCTTGCAGAAACCACTTCCGTACACGTTACTCCGCGCATGTATCATTAGCCGTGAATAACCCCGTCAGTGCTCCCATCATTTCCGAGTAGCTGTCTTTCGCCACGTCAGGCAGTGCCACGTTCTCCGTAATGAAGTCAAACAGCTTCTTAGCCTCATCGTAGTTCACCTTCCTTGTTCCGTTCTCTCCGATAGACGAAGACATCAGGATCGCGAATGACATCGCGCCCGCCTTGTTGTTGAATGCAGTCATATAACTGCCACATGATCCGTACATATCCATAAATGATTTGTTAAAGTTCGGAATCATTGATGGCAAACCCCATGCCAAAAAAAAGGGAAGGCATCAGCGCTCCCCTATGAAGCTGGCGACCAGTTCCTCAATGATCCTGCCTATCGTCACGCCCTGCTCTGCTGCCATATCCGCGAGCCATTCCTTCGTCTGAGGCGTAACCCTCGCCCCCCAGCGTGACCCTTCTCTGCTCCGGGTGGATCGCCTTGCGACCTGCTCCCGGTCTTGCTCCTCCATGCGTCATTATCTCACGACCTCCTCATATACGGTCTCGCCTGTCTCGTTGCATACGATGCTCACGAGGCCGCCCTTGTAGTCTGCGAAGTATGACTCGCTTGTGCCATTGTACATGTCAATGTAATCGCGACACTCTTTGATTGTAGCGTTCATGCCCTTGCTGTTGCTGTCGTACTCGTCGTTGAAATGTACGTCGTAAGTGTAATTTGTCTTCATACTGCTTGGTGTTATTGGTTTATGGTGCAAATATAAACCCTTTATTTGAATTATGCAAACATTTTTCAAATAATTTGCAGATTTTTTTGGTTTACCACCTGAAAAGCCCCAGCACCTTCGCGTTCGCGTCCCACACGCGCTCCCAGTCCTTGCGGATATACACGTCGTCCATCGCGGACCTGCTGCTGTGCGTCATCGCGTCAGTGACCACGCGCGAGTCTATCTCCACCTTCTTGCTGGACGCAAGCGTTCCCCAAGTGTGGCGCGCTGAGTAGTATGTGAAGTCCTTGCTCAGCTTGTTCCGTTCGATCCACCGCCTTATTCCCCTGTTCACGACCACGTTGAAATTCTTATGGCATCCGTACCGCGTATAGAAGTCAAACGCCAGTTCCTTGCCCTTGTACGCGTCGCACAGCGGGCGCACGCAGTCCTCTATCCTCACGAACATCTCCGCCCTGTCCGCCTTGCTGTCCTTCGTCTTCGTGCGGAAATAGTGCAGCACGCCGCCCTTCGGCTTCTTCATGTGGTAGAGGTCCACGATATTGACACCCATCAGCACGAATGAGATCAGGAACACGTCCACGCCCAGCCTCTCCGTTCCCGTCAGTTCCGTCCTCTGGTCAATCATCATCTGCACCCACTCCGCTGGGATGTCGCGATGCTCAGCCGGCTTGGCCTTCGGCGGATCGTAGTACTCAAAGATGTCAACCGGAATGCGGAACAGCCCGCGGTCCGGCTCGTTAAACTCCTTCCTCGCCATGCGGTAGAGCGAACGCAGCGCGGCAGTGTAACGCCGCACGCTCCCCTCTCCCTTGCTCTTCTTGCTCTCCTTGAGGCTTCGCTTTTTGACGTTGTTCACCATCTTGCCCTCGGCGATGATGAACGCCTCCCAGTCGCGGAGCATCTTGACCGACAGCTCTGCAATGTCCGGCTCATGCTTCAGGAAGCGGACGAGGCAGTTCAGCGCGGAGAGGTAGCCCCTGCCCGTAGAGGGCTTCATCTTGGCCGCCTTCTCCTCCCCATAACGGACGATATTGAGGCGGAAGTCCTTGCCCTCCTCCAGCTTGACGCGGATATGCTCCACGACCTCGCCGACATCCATCGCGCTCAGCGAGTAGGTCGGCATCTTGTCCGTTATCTCGCGCATCTTGCGTATCTCGTCCTGTGCAAGGTCAATCTTGCCCTGATGCTTCAGCTTGCCGGAACGCGTGAGGTCGGCAGGCTCTACGGATATAGCTGTCTTGATGTACTTGGATTTTCTCGCGTGGGTGACGCGGATGCGGATGAAGTTCGTGCCGTCTTCCTTCCGCTGGTGTGGGAGGATAACGTAGGAGAATGTGACTGACATGGGCCGTTCTTGGTGTTACATTGTAAAACATTCGTAAAACAATACGCCGCAAAATTAGGCAAATTCTGCCAAATTATGCAAACACACAAAACGGCAGAATCTTCAAATCGCCTATGCACACACGCAGAACGGCGTTCCGGCTTTTTCTTGTATCATTTTCAAAATGAGAATGCGACACCTTGCGCATATGTCACTATTATACACCGACTTACAGACACCATCTTACGCCGCGTTTCGGTTTTTGTAAAACATGTGTAAAACTTTGGCACAAAAAAAGGCGTCCGCAGTATCGCACCACGCACGCCTTCAACACCAAGTAAACGACGTTGACATCATTTACAGCGGCAAAGGTAGTCAATCCCCTTGACTTACGCAACCCCCTTGTCTAATCCTTCTCCTTTGCCTCGTACATGTCCCATATCTTGGTGTCGCTTCCCCAGTCTTCGTCCGCGAAGTAGAACGCGTGTCCGGCCTTGAGGATATCCCCATCGTCGAACACTTTGCAGAGGTCAGCATACATCGCGTTAAACGCAACGTACTTGTCCCACTTGGTCACGCTGGACGGAAAGCGCATCCCTGCCGTCGCGGCCTCAATCTGCTCAAGCGTCCAGTGCGCGCCCTTGTGCTTCGCGCCTGTCTTGTCGGTGTACTCCAGCTCGCGCACGTCATACTCGGCGAACATCTCGTCGTAGTGTCCGCCGTACATGATGCCATGCTGCTCGCGCATGAAGTCCCAATACTTCTGCGGGTGGCTCTCCTTCAGCTCCTCCAGCAGTTCGCTGAACGCATCTATGCTCGCCCACATCGTCCTCTCGCTGGCAACGCCCGCAGCCTTGGCGGCGTCCACCATCTTCCTGTATGTCATACCTTATCCCTCCATCTTCTGGGCGAGTATCTCCTTCAGCGCATCGAACGCCTTCGGGCCGACGTCAAGGCCGAACAGGTTGACGCTGCCCTTCTCCTGCGCCTGCTTGCGGAACGCGTCCACGAACTTCTCCGCTATATCCGGAACCTGCTCGTCCGGCATCCCTTCAAGCATACGGCGCACCGCAGGCGTCACCATTGTCTGGATCATCGGTTCGGCAAGGAATCCCAGCTCCTTCCATACGTTGTAATTCGCCGGATCAATGCCGAACACCGTCTGCATCACTCCGCCCAAGCGGCTGCCCGCCGGTATGGTGTAGGACGGCATCACGTTCGCCACTATATTGAACGCCCACTCGCTGAGGGCCGCACTCGCCTTGTCTATATTTGTCATAATGCTGCCAATTTTAAAGAGGGAGGTCATCCCTCCCCCTTGTTAGACTTCCGTCCCTTCCGCTTATACGGCCACGCCTGCGTAGATGTTACCGCCGCATCCGCAACCGCATCCGAGAGGGTTGTAGACCTGAGCGACCGCGCTGGTTGTTCCGGCTGTGTAGTCGGTGACGAGGCGGGGTGCGAACGTGCTGTTGACGTAGTTCACGATCTTGCAGTCCGCGCACTGCCTGCGCTCAGCCTCAAGCTGCACCTTGTAGTCGAGGTCCTTGCGTACATCGGTGAACGAGTCCGCGAACGCCTGATTCTGCACTGACTGGCGAGCAGCGAAGTCCTGAAGGTTGCTGATCATGCCGCGCAGCTCCTTGTAGGTCTCGGTGATCTTCTGGTCGGTGAAGATGTTAGACTTGAGGAGTGCGATCTCGCTGTCCTTGGATGCGAGCTGCTGCTCCATTCCCAACTCGTAGCGGGTTACGGGCATATCCCAAGGACTGCCGCAGCCGCAGTTACCGCCGCGATTGTTCCAGCCGCCGAAAAGGCCGCCGCCGTTGCAACCACCATTCAAAAGGGTGTTTGCATTGATACCTGCGAACGATGCCGCGCCGAGCGAACCGAGCACCGTATTGAGGTTTACCTGCCCTCTTGAGGGCATCTTTACATCATAATCTGCCATGACTTTAAATTATTTACCGGGTCGCACCATTGCTTCCCTGCAAAACCATATTGCAACCCTATGGCCAAACCATGCCACGACTATATCCAAAAAAAACGGGAGAGCATTCGCTGCTGTCCCGTTCCCCATAACACAAAAACAATAACACTATGAAAAGAGCCTCCTTGCCCTGTATCCTATATATATGGCCGCCGCTATTATCGCAATCGTTCCCACCGACATCACGAACCGCTCCCACCAGCTGAGAGGCTTCTCCACCTCCACCTGCTCGACGATACGGTTGTAGACGAGCCGATCCTTCTGCTCGTAGTGCAGGCGTTCCGGCATCTTTATCGTCACCGGAATGAACGCCCAGTCCTTGTTCCGCAGGGTGTGGTGCAGCCTTCCGTCCGCTACCCACGCCTCGCTCTCCGCTATGGAGGTTTTAAGGCGCGACGTATCGCTTCGCATGACCACGTCCTTGTCGCTCTCCTTCGGTATCTCCACCAGCACCACGCTGTCGCGGAATATCACGCTGTCGCGGACGATTACGGCCACCGAATCCCTTTGGTGGTCCACTGCTGCCCTCTGCGCCGCACACCCCGTCAAAAGGGCAGCAAACGCGCAAATCCACGCCCGTCTCATACCTTCGCGAACCTTTTGCCCCTGTATGAGGCGTTATAGAGCAGCTGCATCCTCTGCTTCCCTTCCTTGCGGTAGGATAGATGGACAAACGACGGGTATAGTATCATCTGGTCGTATGGTATGCCGTTCTCCAGCACCACCCTCGCGAGCTGGTACGGAGTGAGCGTAGCGCACCACACGTCAGCCGCCTCGCCCTTGCAGTGCTGCGATGTGGCCACGCCGCCGACCTTGCGGTTCAGTTCCGCGCATCGGTAGCCGGAGCTTATGTTCAGCGGCTTCCGCGCCTTGTCGCGCAGCGGCTGCAGGACGTTATCCACGAGAGCCTTGATGGCGTCGCGCACGTCAAAACTCTTTATCGTGTTGTCAATGCGTAAGGCGTGCGCCGTCTCGCTCGCCTCAAATTCGTGGTAATTGAAATTCTTACTTATAGTTCCCATTGCGTCGTGCCTCCCAACACCTGTGAAGGTTGTCGTATTCGCTTGCCGGTATCGTCACCTTCATTCCGTCCTTGTATATGACAGTCAATGTCTGGTGGTTATCCTTCAACGCCTCGTTGTATCTAGCATTGATATGCTGGATATCGTCAAGAGGGATAAGCTGCCTATCCCTCGTTTCAAAAATTGCTTTAGTTGCCATTACTTTGTCTCCTCGTCTCCGATAGTTACCTCGATGTCATCCTTCTTGAATATGACATCCTTGCCGTTAGCCAAGTTCTGCCCCGCGATGCCCAGTGCTGCAAATCCTAACAACAGGCCTACGGCTTTCAGCACCGAGGGGTCTATGACTCCTGTTGGGGGTAAAACAAATGATATGCTCAATAGCACAATGGATGCAATTAAGCAAGCGTAGAAGATGTACTTATCTGCGTGTTTCTTCATGGCATATCTTTCTACAAGTTGCAGACCCACCATACTGCAATAGTGAGTACACCAATCAGCAATCCGGCAACATCGCAGACGAAATCATGATTGATCGCATCTATGTCCGCTCCCTTGAAAGCATCAAATGCCTCCTTGCCTATTGCAGCAGCAGTAGTGATACCCATCGCCCACCATACACCTACAATCGGTGTGAATGCCAGCATGATGGCGAAGCATGCAAGCATGTGGAGCAGACCGTCAGTCGCTATCCACTTCATGATCTCTTTGATTTTTTCCATATCTGTTAATTCTTTCTAATTCTTGCAATATTGGAAAGTCTTGGTCACTCGGAGTGACTAAGTTGAGTGACCAAGATACTTACCTTGTTATTCTACAAATTAATGAAGAATGAGATTCTGAATGCCATTTGGCAATGTCTCAAAATCTGCTTCCATCACATCGTGGTAATAGCCAAGTTCGCTGAAGAATACGAATCCATCCTTGTTTTCAGCGGTTTGAAGAAAATCTATTAGTTCTTGTATGGTCATATCTCGTTATGCTACAAATTCAAATATTTTCACTATCTTTGTCAATCAAATAGATGCTTGGCAGCACAAGGTTTAACACCTTGATTCTATTCGTGAAACGGAGTGGTTCAAGCCACTCTTTTTTTTATTCTAAACTTACCTAGTTACACTACAAATTCTGAGCACCTAATCTCGCAAGGAATTCATTCCAATAGCGCACCTCTTCCTCGGTTGCCTCGCGGTAGTTGTCCCATGTCGCATTGATGCCTGTGACCTCAGTATAAAATGATCGTTCTTCTATCGGCATATCCGCACGCTCTGTGAGATATCCGCCTTCTATTGCCTTGATTGTATTCATGTCTTGTTATGCTTTTGCAAGTGAAACCTTGGGATGTGCTGCCAATGCTGCCACGATATCTGCATCTGCCGACAGCCTTGCATAAGCATCGGCATGGAGTGTGATGACAAGATTGCTCGTTGCGGCCTCGTTCTCTATCATGTAAAGGATGGATGCCTTGGAGATTCTATTGGATATGGGCAGTTTGACCGCTCTCTTGATGTTATATAGTCTTACTTCAACAAGTCCGCTTGTATGAATCCAAAAAGCCGAATCACCTATTGCCACTGAAGCATCTATGATGCCATATATATATTTAACTTTATTAGCTCCTTGGCAAGCAAAGTCCATATTAGTTATCTTAACTCGGTTAAATTGTGGCGTAGAGAGCTGCGTTGGTCGGTTCCTCAAGTCTATTACTTCCAAATTAGGAGCAGAGTTGAATGCCTGCGTAAAAATATAGTTTCCCCTATAAAAGATAGGCTCATAGGCCAGCGATGGTAGTATGGCCCTTGCTTTTGAAGAACTTGCCATGCCTGTATTGTTGAGATTCTCCCACCACTTGCCAGCCTCGTAGATCTCTCGCATCTCTGCGTTGGTCACATCTCCAAGTCCTTCCATATACCATCTGCCCGGAAGGTGGCTGACTGCGTTGCCGAAGTAGTCGGTCTTCGCTATCGGTGCATCGGTGTCGTTATACTCAGCACCGACCGTGATGTAGTTGTAATGCATCGGATCGCCACTCGGTGTGGCTGCCATGAAGTCCTTGCTCACCCCGTCAATAGTGACCTTGAGATTGCCGTTTGCAAGAGCCTCAAGGCTGACCTCGCTCTTCTTGCTGATAGCCATGAATGTTGCTCTTGCGCTTGGGTATTGAGTGTCGGTTGATGCTTCAGAGATTGCCGTTGTCTTGTTGCTCTTGTCCTCTTTCCCTTCCGAAAGTCCACTTATTCCCTCCGATAACTCGGTGAGTTTCGCCTTGATCTCGGTGTCGTTGTATGACGGTCCGGCAGGGCCTTGCTCACCCTGTGGGCCACGTTCTCCTTGCGGGCCTTGTGGACCTTCCGGTCCGCGCTCGCCTTGAGGGCCGCGAAGAGCTGCGAAGGCCACCTCGCTTTCAAACACAACGTCCTCAATCACGATGTCGCTGCCGCTACCCTCGGTCTCCTCGCATGAATGCGCGACGAGCTTGAACGCGCGACAGGTGTCTACGGTCACCATGCCGTCCTTGCCGCCGTTCTCCGTAAGGATCAGTTCATACGAGCCGAGAGCCTTCTGCTCCTTGCCGCGGAACGTCCAGACGATGGTATTGCCTACCACCTTCCACTCAGTCGCCTCCTTGAGGCCGTAAGGCGTGCGGTACTGAAGCACCAGCTCCTTGCCTGCCAGCTCATACGGCTGGCGTTCTCCGTCCACCCTCTTATTGATGGACCAGCGGACATTGAAGTCCTTGCCTATTCTTATTGATCTCTCCATATATCGTTATAATTACCACATATCTTCATACCTCACGAACTCGCGGAGCTCCGCGCCTTCCATCGTGCCGCTCACGAGGTTCACGCGTCCGGCCATGAGCAGATGCTCCTTGCCTCGCCACAGCCACAGGCTGTCAAACGACGGCAACCCCTTGAGGTCGTCCACGATCATCTCACCCGTCAGCACGTTGTTCGGCTTGCCATGATAGCAGAGCAGCTCCTTGTGCAGCAGGACGGGCAGCTGGTAGGTCGTCGCATCCTCATCACTCCACCGCCACTCCCTTGAGGCCGGGCGGCCGAGCGTCGGCGTGTATACTCCGTTGAGCACCTCGTTCGGCGAGGTCGTGTCAAAGTTCAGGCAGCCGACGGCGGGCTGGCGTTCGAGGATCACGTTGTTGCCCTCGCTGTACTTGGTGGTGACCTTGTTCTCCGCCTCAGTCGCCCACACGCCCGTCATCTTCAGCTCGGTGATAGGCATGTACATTCCGTTGCCCGCGTCCGTATATTCGCCCCTTATGATGTACTTTCCGCAGATGAACTCGATGCGGAGCACACCCGGCGCGTCTATGTCTGCCGACGGGATGACGAACGCCGCCTCGTATGCCGCGCCCTCGCTCGTCGGCGGCGTAAGCGTGCATGGTGTGTTACCTGTCACCCACGCCGAGCCGTTGAAGCACTTGGCCGAGCCTATCGCCGGAGTGTAGACGATACGCGCGTGAATTGACGCGATTGCAGGGCTTGTCACCTCCGCCGAATATGGAGCAGTGCCGGTGTTGTAGTCGCTGCCATAAAGGCGGACCGGCGCACCCACGCGGAACGACAGCTCCGCGCGCATCTTCGTCATGTTCACCTCGCAGTACACGCCGCGCATCTTGTTCTGCGCTGTGGCGTAATCCGCCGCCGTTCCCGGATTGCACGCGAGGAACAGCGTCTTGCCGTCCTTTAGCCTCACTGCGTCATCGTTCTGCCTTGGCGTGTAGTTGAACTGGCACAGCAGCGAATAATACGTCCCCGAAGTCCCCTGCTTCCAGAAGCCTCCCGAACGGAGCGAGAAAACGGGCATAACCTTCTCAGTCACTCCATACGGCTGAGTGGTGAACGGATATGTCGAACCCGCGTTGAAGTCCGCGATCGTCAGCTCCGGCGCGTTGATCATGTCCTCGCTGAACTCATAGTTCTGCGTCTCCACTATCTCGCGCACAGCAGGAGCGAGCGACCTGTGGCCGCTTGCCACGAACTTGAACTCCTTGCCCTCACCCTTCGCCACGCGTGAACGGAGCGGAGCAAGGACGAAGCGGTTGCCGTCCTCGTAGGTCAGCACAAGGCCGAGCGAGCCGAGCGTGTCGTACAGCGCGTCCCACCATGTGCGGTCCTTGAAGGCCAGCACGTTGATCATGTGTTCATAGAGCGGGAAGCCGTTGCAGAACGGCCACGCCACGTCCTCATTGATGGTCACCTCCATAGCAACCTCTGCCTTCTGCGCTGCTGCCGTCAGCAGGTCTGCCACGCTTATGAGATGATCCTCGTCACCGGCAAGGTCGAACATGAAGTCCTGAAGCCTTCCCCAGTTGTCGCGCGCGGTTATCGTTACGGGCGCGTGCCATGACAGGTCCTCCTCCCATGAGTCCGGAGTGATGAACCCCGTCCATCTTACCACGCCGTCAATGACCAGCTCCACTTTGAAGCCGGTGGCGTCCGGAGTGTAGAAGGTCTCCCAACCGCCCCACCTTTCCTTCTGCGTATTGCGCTCCGGAGCGTCTGCGAGGCTGAACTCCAGCGATGTCTTCTGAATCGGTTCGTCCACTGCCTCTCCTGAGCCTTGTATGCCGTAGGACATTGATACAAGGACGTCTCCTATCTCCTGCGTTATAGGATAGAGCGTTGTCTTCTGGTATATGTTAAGGCGCACAGCCGAGCCATGCGTCACTATGTCCTTGTAGTATGCCAATCTATGCGCGAGCTCTGCCATGTTACCTCCTCCAGCTGTTTCGTGTGTTATTACCTGCGAGGATGATGTCCTTGCCGCTTATCTTGCCCTCCACATAGACCGTCAGCTCGGTCTTGATGGTCTCGGTCTCTGCGCCTGATGCTCCGGTGGTAGCCACCGAGCCGCTTCCGCTTCCGGTTGACACCATCTTCTGCACGCCGGACGACACCATTGAGCCGAGGGCCATGAGTGCAGCACCCGCCGCGATTGCGACCTCCGGCTGCTTGATGAGTTTCTTCAGCGCACTGGCAGCGATACCGCCCTCCATGATGAGCGCACCGAGGTTCTTCATCATGTCGCCGAACGGCGCGATGAACGCCGCAAGGACGCCCCTCATGTCCGCACCCTCAAGGCCGAACATCATGTCGGTGAT